CCTCCATTACCACCTTTAAACCAAGCATATCGTTCATTGTCTTCTTTTAAATCTTGTAAGTAAGTAGAATTTAATTGTTCTACTATACCTTGAATTGCTCTGTTAATTTGTTTTTGGTTAGACACATCATATTCTTTTTTAGGTTCTGGTAATCTTACATTAATTTTAGCCATTATCTTCTACCATCCGGTTGTATATCTAATCTCATTGTTCCAAATCTCCAAGACTCAGAACTAGAATCATTTTCTATTTTTATATTAACAAATCTTCCTCTAGCTCTTGTATCTTTTTTATTTGTTGAAGTTGTAATTGTAAAAGGACTCAATGAAGTAACTGTATCAGATTGTTGTGGATATCTTTTTACAGCTAAAGTTACTTTTGCACTTCCTTGTAAATCTTTAAAGTCAGGTACAAATCTTCTAACCGCTAAAAATATTTCGCCGGCTGTTCCTTCCGCTTGTAGATCGAAATCATAAGATTTAACAAAAGAAGTAACTGTTGTTGTACTACCGTCAGGATTTACTTGATCAGTTCCTACTTCATGTTCAAATAAAACTGTTTGACCTAAACCACTTTCTCCAACAATTACTGGGAAAGTTCCAGTATCTGAACTATTAAATTTAGTTGCAAAAGGTTTTGGATATACACTAGCATCAATCCAAGTTGTCCTAGCTTCTGTTCCAATATACCAAACACCTTCAGGTATTTGTTTTCCTGATCCTTCTCCATAATTATACACAACATATTGATCGTTATATTCAGAATTAGTAGAAGGATAATACCAAACTACTTCTGTAAATTGATTATTTAATCCTGCATAAACTTGCTGACCTTTTGTAGTGTCCGCTTGGTCATAAACATAATCTTCAACAGAACAAGCTAAAGATTTAACAGTACCATCATACATAAAAAAACCATTGTTAGACATCCAAAATGCAACACCGTCTATTTCAACAGCAGCATTTTTACCAATCAATCCACAGTTCGTACCAACTTGCTCGAACCCAAATGTAAAAGGTGAACCAACAAATTTCATTGTATACAATGCATTATCAGTCCAAATTAAAATAACTTCTTTAGCTTTTAATGAACCAATAATTTTAGTTCCATCTTGTAATCTTTGTGTACCTGCTGTGTTTATAGCAGTTGGAGCATATAAGTTAATATTTTCTTGATCTGAAAATCTTATAAACATATCATCTTGAGTAGATGTATCACCAATAGTTGTTTCAGTTCCTAAGTGAATTAAGTGTCTAGTTGTAGGTGAAACAAGTGTAACTCTACTTGCAGTTGGATTATTTGTAGTTTCAAATCCCGCCGTAGTCGTTGATGCTCTTGTTGTTAGCCTTGAAGCATCTCCTGAATTCCATGTAAATGTTTTACCATTTGCAATAGTTGCAATTAAAACTTGACCAAAATTACTTAAAGACCAAAGACCTGGTTCAAGTGATACATCATTTGCAGATGAAGCATCACCCCATCCTCCTGTTCCCCAAGTATCTGTACCCCAACCATAACCATAAGATTGTGCAGCGGGTCCTACTTGTTCATAAGGTTTCACATCAATACTTCCGCCTGTTGCAACTGTTCCTGTTGCAGCTGTGCTTTGTGTGATTGTAAATACCGTTGCAGATGTAATACCTGTTACTTGAAATAATTTATCTTCAAAATCAGAATCCGCATATCCAGTTCCTCCTGGTAAAGTTACATTATCAAGTAATACAATATCCCCTGTAGATAAATTGTGATTAGATCCTGTTGTAATAGAACAAATTGCTGAGGTATCTGTTGTTGCAATTGTTGCAGAACTTAAAGTAGCTTTTAATGGTGTGACGTCATAAAGCTGACCTTCAAAATAAATAAGTAAAAATTTATCTGTTCCAATAGCAACATATCTATTTCCATCTAAATCAACAAACGCAAATTCACGTCTTGCAACACCTACAATTGTGTCTGTAACTAATGATGCCCAACCACCAACTTTTTCTGGAAGTCCATATCTAAATCTTACATTATCAGAATCAACCCAACGCTGTTCTGCACCAGCTGTTGTATCTTGTTTGTCTATTCCGGGTAAGACTTTAAAATCAATTAGAGCCATCTGTTAGCTCCTATATGTTATCTTTATATGCCCAGCCTCTTGTTGCATTAACATAAACTAATGTAAATGCTGCTGTATTTACAGATATAATTAAATCAGCTGCTACACCTAAAATATTAGAACTGTTTCTACCGATTGTTAAATTATTAGATGCTAGGTTATTACCACTATCTATAAAATGTACTTCATCACCTATTGCAGGGGATGCTGGTAAATTAATTGTAACAGGCGCACCAATACCACTTCCAGAAGTATCTACTAAAACTTGATCACCATTGACTGCTGTGTATGTTGCTCCTGGTGTAACATATCCTTTATTTCTAATACCTAAATTAATATTTGTGCCATCAGAATAAACTAAATTAGTTGAAGCTACTGGTAAAGTAACACCAGTTCCTGATACTGTTTTAACTGTTAAAGTAAAAAGAGAAGAAGATCTATCTGTTGCATCTTCTACTACAAAAACTCTTTCAGCTGAATCAGGCATTGTGACTGTTCTATTAGCTGTTAAAGTTCCTGTTAATTTAAAATAAAAATTTTTACCATTTGACACTGCACCATTAGATAATGCTAAAGCAACATCTGCTGACGCTACATCTACTGCAATATATCCTGATACTGCTTGCTCTAATTGTTGTAAATTAGTGTTAGTGATAGTACCCCATGTACCCGACTTTTCACCTGTTGTAATTAACTCTAATTTTAAATCACTTGAATATGTACTAGCCATTTTTCTCCTTATGGGTTATCTGGATCTATTGGAATCCAAATACCAGTTGCACCTGGAATTATTGGGTTCCATGATATCACATCTACTGTGTCTGTTGCAAGCGCTAATTCTTCTCCTGTAACAAGAACCGTTTGACCTATTTTGATAACTACATCACCTGTTGCTAAATCAACTCTTTGTCCTGTAGGTAAAACAACTGATTTACCTATAATTTGAACATTACCTATAGCAAAATTTAATCTTTGACCGCTAACGGTTACAAATATACTAACTCCGCCTGGATCGGCAAAAGGTGAATTAGAAAAAGGTGTTGCTCCAAATAACATTATGAACCTCTACTTGTTTGAATGGGTACCCAAGTTTGACTTGCACCTGGTATAATACCATCCCATTGTCTAATATTAACTGTTGATGTACCAATATCTAATTCACTACCTGTTGGAAGTACAGTTGCTTTTGCTACAATTGTAACTGTTCCGGTAGATAAATTTTGTCTATTAGTTGTAACAGTAACGGTAGCATTTGCTTTGGTTGTTACATTACCAACTGTAATGTCGACTTTGTTTCCTGTAACAGAAATATTTGCATCTGCAACAACTGTAACATCTCCTGTATCTGTATTAACTCTTGATCCAGTTGGAGATACATTTGCACCTGCGGTTGTTGAAACAGTTCCTGTAGATAAATCTACACCACTTCCTGTAACAGAGTATATAAATTTAAATGTAACAGAACCTGTTGTAAAGTTTGTTTGTGATCCAGTAGGTATAACATTTGCTTTTGCTGCAATAGTTACATCTCCAGTTTCTAAATTAACTCTATTACCAGATACACCTACAACATCGGCTACATTAACAGCACCTGTTGTAAAGTTTGCTTGACTTCCTGTTACATCAATTCCTGCTCCTGCCGTAACAGTAACTAACCCTGTAGATAGAGCGGTCGCAATACCTGATACACCAATAACATCGGCTACCTGAACATTGCCAATTCCAATATTAAATCTACTACCATTTGGTAATATAATTGCTTTACCAACGATACCAACAGTACCTGTTGATTCGTTGATTCTATTTCCTGTAACAATGGCCAATGCATTAGGATTAAATCCTGGATCTGCAAACGGCGCTGATGCAAAAGAAGTTCCGCCAAAAAACATAATATAAATCCTTATAAAGGATGCAACGGGTGGTATGTGGTGGTGTCCGTTGCACCCATCATAAGGTTATATCACTATAAAATCAAAGTATCAACTCTGTTAAGCTATAATTTGATCCAACAGCACCTTTATAGAAAGTGTTAAATGCTAGACTTACTCTAGTATTATTACCTTTCTTGGTATCTACTTGATGAGTTGTTGATGATGGAAACATAACCAATTGACCTGTTTCAACAGGGAACCACCAAGAACTAGAATTCCATATATTATATTTTTCATCCTCTATCTCTGGTTTAATTTGTTGGTATTTTATATGACTAAAAAATTTAATCATATCTTTATCTTTATCTGAATCAAAATACAATACACCCGATACAATTGAATTAGGATGTTCATGTCTATGATGATATTGATTTGCTTCTGTATAGTTTAGCCAAGATTGAGTGATATAAAGTTCTATATTATTTTTAGGACATATAATTCTCTCTAAATAATCTTTGCAAGCTGCATCTAAAAACTTCTTAATATTTTTAAATTCTTTTCTATTTAAAATGTAATTATCTTTTGTATTAATATTTCCTTCATTTTTAGTACAATGATTTTTTTGATTTTCTACAAATTTTAATTCTTGTTTTGTAAAAGGTCTATCCATATTTGTCATATAGATAGGAGTTGGAAATAGATTATTTATTGTAGGTTCTTTCATTAATAACACCAAGATACAAATGAGTATCTTGTTCCTTTCTTTACTGGTTTAACTAAATGCGGGTATAAAAATATAGATGGAAATATAATTAAATCTCCAGGTTTAAATTTAATTTCATAATCATCAAACATAATAAATTCTCCACCTTCATAGTTATCATTTAAAACAGCAACAATACTTAAAATTGGAATACCTCTTATATCCCCTGTGAACATTGATGTAATATGATCACAATGTTTAGACATAATTTGATCTTTATTATATCTATTAAATCTTATTAGACTAAATCCTTTCCAACCTAAAAATGTGTCTCCACCCAATTTATCTATAACAATATATTTTTCTAATGCTTTCCAAGTTAATTTATGTAGTTCTTTTAAATAAGTTAAATTAATTCCCGTACAAACATCAAGTTCTTTATCTCCATTTTTTGAACTTTCTTCGAATGTTTTATTATCTGTAAAAGTGTGTCTTTGCCAAGTATTATTATCAGATAATTCTTTTATAGATTTATCTATAATATTTTGAGGAATCCATTTATCTAAATGTAATATATAATCTTTTAAACTTTCTTTCATACCACTTTTTTAAAATACTTATAAAGTATTATTAGGAATTGTCAATTAAATCCCATTGTTTTGTTTTCATAATAAATTAAATGATATTGATATTCTATCTTCTTTTTCATTCATATTAGGCTGAACATAATGATTTAACCAATTAGGAAATAAATATAAATGGTTTTCTAAACTAGGAATAAACCATTCAGGAGAATTATAA